CTAAATAAATTAAACGGAGAAATTCAATCTAAATTAGATAAATTATTCCAATAATAGAAAACTCCCCAATTAAAACCAGTTTAGATGGTTCTAATCTACTAATACAATTATGTGTCTGCTTTAATATATTAGCAGACACTTTTTTTTAAAAAAATATGACTATAAGAACTAAAATAATACTTGGACTATTAGCCGCATTAACAATATGTTTAATAGCATTGTACGGTTTATTTAAATTGTATCAACACGAAAAAGAAGAAAGAAAACGATACAATAATAATATGGTTGCTCTTATAGAAGATAAAAGTAGACAACAAGCACTTACATTGAATGAACTCAAAAAGTTATACCCCAAATATGATTCTTTAGCTAAAGTACTTAATATTAAAACCAAAACAATTACAGACATAGTAGAGACTAGATATCGTTTTAAAGATTCTACATTAACTAGCACCATATTAAAAAAAGATAGCATATCAGAAAAAGCATATTTTACTTTAGCTGAAAAATGTTATAAATTTTCGGGGTTTATTAAAAAAGATTCCATATCATTCACTAGTAAAGAATTTAAAGATAACATAACAACATTTTTACATAAAGATTGGGAGAAAAAATATTTGTGGGGATTGCTAAAATTCAAACCATATTACACTTCCAAAGTATATAGTGAATGCATGCAAGATACAATTGCAGTCATTAACAATATAAAGATTAAAAAATAATATGTCCGATTTAAAACAAGCAATACGAGAAGAATACATCAAATGTGCTGCATCCCCAGCGTACTTCATGAAAAAGTATTGCTATATTCAACATCCAAAACGCGGACGTATCCAATTTAATTTATACCCATTTCAGGAACGTGTTTTAACATTATTTCAAGAAAATCCATATTCGATTGTTTTAAAATCTAGACAGTTAGGTATTTCTACTTTAAGTGCTGGTTATTCTTTATGGTTGATGATGTTTCATCAAGATAAGAACGTACTTTGTATTGCAACAAAGCAAGAAACCGCAAAAAACATGGTTACAAAGGTTAAGTTTATGTATAATAACTTACCATCTTGGCTTAAATTTCCAAATAAACCAGAAGAAGAAAACAAATTAACATTACGTCTACCAAATGGTTCCCAAATAAAAGCCACTTCAGCATCAAGTGATGCAGGTCGTTCAGAAGCAGTTTCTTTGCTACTAATAGATGAAGCAGCATTCATTAATAATATAGGTGAAATATGGGCCTCAGCTCAACAAACCTTAGCTACTGGTGGAGGTTGCATTGCTTTATCTACACCTTATGGTACAGGTAATTGGTTCCATAAAACATGGGTTTCATCAGAAATGGGTGAAAATAGCTTTTTACCTATTCGTTTACCTTGGAGTGTACACCCTGAACGAGATCAAGCTTGGAGAAACCAACAAGATGCTGATTTAGGTGTTAAAATGGCAGCTCAAGAATGTGACTGTGATTTTAGCACTTCAGGTGATACTGTATTTTTAGCAGATGAAATTGAATTTTACGAAAAAACATATGTAACAGAACCACTTGAAAAACGTGGAGTTGACCAAAACCTATGGATTTGGGAACCTGCGGATTACTCACGTAACTATTTAATTACAGCGGATGTTGCTAGAGGTGATGGAGCCGATTATTCTACGTTTCATATAATTGATATTGAAACATATAAACAAGTAGGTGAATATAAAGGACAAATTGGTACAAAAGATTTTGGTTATTTGCTTGTAGCAATAGCAACCGAATATAATAATGCTTTACTTGCCCCAGAAAACTCTAGTATAGCTTGGTCAACTATTCAAACTATCCTTGATAGAGGGTATCATAATTTGTATTATTCACCTAAAGGAAATGCTTTAACAGTGGATAGCTATTTTGACCCATATATGGATCATAGTAAGATGACACCTGGTTTTACAATGTCTTCTGCTACTAGACCTATATCAATTGGTAAGTTTCAAGAAGCTGTTAGAGATAGAGGAGCAGTTATTCAATCTGCTAGACTAATGGAGGAAATGAAAGTATTTATATGGAGAAATGGCAGACCAGAAGCACAACCTGGTTACAATGATGATTTAATTATGGGATTTTCTATAGCAGCATTTTTAAGAGAAACAGCCTTTAAGCTAAGACAAAATGGTATGGAAATGACTAAAAGTATGCTTAATAGTATAAGCCATTTAAAATAGATAATCCTTATTCAAATGATCAAGAGGATATCTCATGGTTAATATAAATTAAATATGGCAGATACTAGATTATTTTCAAGATTAAAACGACTATTTTCAACAGATGTAATTATCCGTAATGATGGTGGAAATCAACTTAAAGTAGTTGATATAAACAAAATCCAAATATCGGGTGAATATGAAACAAATGCTCTTGTAGATAGATTTAATCGAGTTTGGACAAATTCACATTCATCTATTTATGGATACCAAAGTAGCTTTAACTACCAAACCCTACGCCCTACACTCTATTCAGAATATGATGCAATGGATACAGATGCTATTGTTGCTTCTGCTTTAGACATTATAGCTGATGAAAGTACTTTACGTAATGACATGGGTGAAGTATTACAGATTAAATCATCTGACGAAGATATTCAAAAAATTCTATATAATTTATTTTACGATGTGTTAAACGTAGAATTTAATTTATGGCCTTGGGTTCGTAATATGTGTAAGTATGGTGATTTCTTTTTAAAATTAGAAATTGCTGAAAAGTTTGGTGTATATAATGTTATACCTTACAACGCATTCCATATTGAAAGACAAGATGGATATGATACAGACCACCCAATGTCTGTAAGATTTAGATTTGATCCAGATGGTATTTCATCCCCTTCAGATTATGGTTACTATAATGTACCAAATTCAGGAGGTCAAGCTAAAGACATATATTTTGATAATTACGAAATGGCTCATTTCCGTTTATTAACGGATACTAACTTTTTACCTTATGGTAGATCATATCTAGAACCAGGCCGTAAGTTATTTAAGCAATATACAATGATGGAAGATGCGATGCTAATTCATAGAATTGTTCGCGCCCCAGAAAAACGTATATTTTATATTAATGTTGGAAATATTGCACCTGCTGAAGTAGAAAACTTTATGCAAAAAACAATTTCCAAAATGAAACGTACTCCATATATTGATCAACAAACAGGTGATTATAACTTGAAGTACAACATGCAAAACTTACTTGAAGATTTTTATATTCCTGTTAGAGGTAATGACCAAGCAACCAAAATAGATAATTTAGGTGGCTTACAATACGATGGTATACAGGATGTTGAATATTTAAGAGACAAATTATTTGCTGCCCTTAAGGTTCCAAAAGCATTTATGGGATATGAGAAAGATTTAACTGGTAAAGCAACATTAGCAGCAGAAGATATCCGTTTTGCTCGTACAATTGAACGTATCCAGCGTATTATCATCTCAGAATTGACTAAAATAGCATTAGTTCACTTATATGCTCAAGGTTACAGTATGGTTGAAGCTAAAATATTCCCTACTGACTTTATATATGAAAAATTATTCCATTTAAGTGAAGATCAATACGACGAGTATAGAGACTTGATTTTACAAGATGCTAAACGTAGATTCCGTTTAACTCAAGTTGAAAATGAAGGAAACGATCCACTTGAAACAGGTAAATCGTATGGTACACCACATGATTTAGCTTCTTTATATGGAAGACAAAGATACGATATGGGAGAAGTACCTGAAGGATATGACGAAAAAGAACCACTTGGAAGACCAAAAGAAAATGTAACAGATAGAAACACACAAGGTAATGCCTTTGGAAAAGATAGAATCGGAAGATCAGGCGTAACTAAAGACAATGATGAATCAGATTCAATCAAACCACAATATAAAGGCGGTTCTCCATTAGCTCTTGAAACAAAAAATTCACGAAATAAAAATGCATATGCTTTTAACGCCATTAAAAATCAGAAAAAACAGATGATTTTTGAATCAGACATTAAAGGAAATTCATTATTAGATGAGTCACAAATACGAGAGTAACAAATTTTCATATATTTATAAATAAACAAATATTAGAATGCAAGTAAAACATTCAAAGTATAAAAATACGGGTATACTTTTTGAACTTTTAGTTCGACAAATAACCACAGACACGTTAGATGGTAAGGATTCCCCGGCAAAAGATATACTTAAAAAGTATTTCGTTAAAACGGAATTAGGTCGTGAGTACAAGTTATATGAAACTTTATTAAAGAAAACTACTCTAACTGAAGCAAAAGCTAACGTTGTAGTTTCTACTTTAGTTGATTCTTCTAAAGCATTAAATAGAGGAGTACTTAAAAGACAAAAATACAATTTAATTAGTGAAATTCAAAAACACTATGATTTAAATACATTTTTTAATCATAAATTACCTAATTATAAAGTATATGCTGCTTTCTATACACTACTAGAAATCACACATTCACAAACTCCAACTAACCCTGAACAATCTATTTCAAATAAAATAACCATTTTAGAACATTTAACAGCAGCTCAAATTAAAGGAAATGCTGTAAAGGATGAAGTACTAGAAGAAGTAGAAAAATCAGATAAAGATGTTAAGTTTCTCGCATACAAAATATTAATGGAGAAGTTTAATACTAAATACAATGATTTAAGTTTAAACCAAAAACTTATATTAAAAGAATACATTAATTCAGTAGATAATACACCTCGTTTAAAAGAATTTTACACAAATAAAATAAACGAAATTAGAACTGAATTAAAAAACATAAACAAGAAAACAAAAAACCCAGTTACCCAAATTAAAATTAACGAAATTATATCTGTAATTAACCCACCAGCAAAAAATGCTAAAATAACAGATAATGATTTAGTTGATTTGTTGCAATATTGTGATTTAATTAATGAATTAGAAGCCGTAAATGGATAAGTTAAAAGAAATAATTCGTAAGAAAAAAACGCTAAAGGAGCTAAGAATATTTATTACTATAAGTTAGGATTTAAAAATGTTCCAAACATTAAACCAAAATCTTACGATATTAAAAAATTGTGGGAAGAAGAAAAAGAGAAAACAAGAGTAGGCGGTTTTCAAGAGGATAGAATTAATGAATTTAACCAAATTGAAGATACCCTTAAAGAATTATCTCCTCTTTTATCAAATGCAAAAAACGAAACTATAGAATATTACTCTGCTAACCCAGGATCATATGATATCTATAAACCGTCTTCAATGGTTTTAGCATATATTAAAAAAGCAGTAGACTTATTAAAACAAAAACAATGAAAAAAACATTACAAGATCAATATCTATTAATTAAAGAAGGTAAAGGACATAAAGGTGTTTTCTTATCAGATGCTAAACGTGATTTTCCCCATATTGTACCAAACTCGGCTACATTTGAGGAAGCAGCTGCATCTCTTAAAACCAAAAACATAATTTCAGAAAATATAATTGGTTTAAGTGCTGTCGCTGGATATGAACCAAAGAAAAAAGAATCATACGAAACAGCATTTGAGGCGTTTTTAGCTGAAGCTAAAAAAGCAAAAGAAAATGAAGACGAAAAGGTTAAAGCAGAAGAGAAAAAAGTTTCCAAACCTGTAGAGAAAGATCTTGAACATAACTTTGATAACAAAGACGATAAAAACCCAGATAACTTGATATTTGATCAAATTATGATGGGTTATTACGCTGAAATGAAAGATCCTAAAAACGCTGATAAAACAATGCAACAATTGAAAGATATTGTATTGAAAAATTTAGCAAAAGACCCGATTCACTATACAAAAGATGGTCAATTTGGAGTTAAAGATTTAGGGTATACAACTGAACACCCAGGATTAGGTACTCCAAAAGAAGCTACTGGAAAATATAAATCATCTGGTTATGGTAACTTAAATGAATCTAAAGAACTTAATGTAGGTGATAAAGTAAAATATAAAGGTATTACTGTAACAGTAGAAAAAAAAGACGAAGTAGGTAACTTAGTATTAAAATCTGAAAGTGGTAAAACTATTAGAGCAAATAAAGCACAATTTAAAGAATATGGATCTTTAGAAGAAGAAAAACTTCGTAAAGTAATCCGTGAAATGATTGATGCTGAATTGGAAGAAGTTAAAGGTGGTGGTAATTACGGCATGATGACCATTAATACTGCTAACCTTGAAAAAGGAGAACAAAAAATTCCAACTTACTATCTCCTAACCCCTGAAGTTAGAAAAGCATTTAACCTACTAAACCCAGGACCTAATGCTCCTTCATATGATGAATCATTAAAAATCCCTCATATCAGAATTACTCCTGATTATACTATTTTTATTTCAGATTTACTTTATGTAACTTTAGAAGGAATGGAAAAAGGTAGAGGTACTAGAGAAAAACAAATCGCAGACAATAGAAACCGCCTTAAAATCATTACAAATGAAATATCAGATAGATATTGGCCGATGATTAGAGCATTATTTAAGAAATTTGCTGACTCGAAAACAACTGTTTACCCTGTATTAGGAAAAGATGTTTTATACCATGAAATCAAATTTAAAGATAATGGATATGAAGTAGAAGAGCTTATAAAATGGATAGAAAAAAAAGTTGAAGAAATCGATAATAAAATAGCCCAAGCTGAATCAGGAGAAGTAAGAAGAGGAAGACCTATAAATGTTGGAGCTTTAATGAAATTTAAAAAACAATTAGAAGATCTTAAACCAAACGCTAAAGGTGGTGTTGCTATTATTCCACCACCGATGTTTGAAGGAGAAGATTTAAATCTTGAAGAAATTCAATCACTTAAAGAAAGTGTAGAAAAAGATTTAGCAGCTTGCTATTATTCCACCACCGATGTTTGAAGGAGAAGATTTAAATCTTGAAGAAATTCAATCACTTAAAGAAAGTGTAGAAAAAGATTTAGCAGCTATCAATAAAGAAGCAGAACACGAAATTTTACAATCCAAACTAGATAAAATTCAAGATTTAATTGATAAAAGACAATCTCAACTTGGTAAACTTGACGAGGATGAAGATATGAAAGCTTTAACTGACAAGAAAAAAGTTAAAGAACTTGAAAAAGACATCAAAAAACTAGAACAAGCAAGATCAAAAGTTGAAAAAATACTTAGCAAAACTAAAGGCAAGAAAAAAGAAGTAATTGACGAAACTGAAGATGACATAGTAGACGAAAACATGCCCCTAGATGATAACATGATGGGCGAGGAAATGTCATACGATGAAAATTACTAAACATGGATAAACATCTTTTAATAGAGACAAGACATTTTGTTCCCCAACCTGTCCGCCTTTTAGAAGGGCTAAAAGGTAATGGAAACATCTTTGTTGAAGGTATTTTAGCTACCGTTGAGGTAAAAAACGGTAACGGAAGATACTACAAACGTGAGTTGTGGGAACGTGAAATTGACAATTTCCAACAAAAAATAAACCAAAAAACCACAGAAACATGTGGTGAATTAGACCACCCAGATTCTCAAGTAATTAATTTAAAAAACGCTTCCCACGCCATTAGAAAAGTATGGTGGGATGGTGATGAGATATGGGGAACAGTTGAAATATTTTCAGATCCAGGACCAAAAGGAACAGTATCTGGTCGTATAGCAGGTGCTTTAGTTAACAATGGTTTAACAATTGGCATTTCTTCCCGCGGAATGGGCTCACTTAAACAAATGGGTGAGGTAATGGAAGTACAAGATGATTTTGAATTGTTAACTTGGGATTTAGTTTCCAATCCTTCCAATCCAGATTCATGGATGAAAAATGGTGCTTTAAACGAATCAAGAACAACATATTTAGACCCATATGCACGCACTAACTCAATATTGACAGAAATCCTTTGCGCAAAAGGATCTTGTCCTATATTTTAATCCAAATTAACTTTTCTATATGGACCAAGATCAACCAAAATTAAATGAAGAATTCATTAGAATACAAAAACTTGCAGGTTTAATTACTGAAGAAGAATTCAAAGCTAGATTGTGGTACAAACAATATTCTGAAAATATATCTAAAGCCTTAAATGATTTAAAACAAACATTAAAAGATGAAGGATATAACAATAAATGAAGATAATAAATCTATTTTAGATTTAGTAAATTATATAGATTCTAAAATTGTAACTCTTCGTAAAAATAATAAATTTTCTGAAAATTCTTTAAATAGTTTATCTAATTTATATAATAATACTGTTGGGGATTGGATGAGCAAAAATTATTTATTCAATGTTGAACCTAGTTCTAGTGAGGAAGAAGAAATAAAAAATAAACTTTTAGAAATAATTACCTTTTTAAATGAACTTTAAATATTAAAATATGCAAACCGGTACAGAAATTGCTCTCATTTTGAGGGCTTTTTTTGTTTTCCGCGACTTTAACAAATCCCACACATACATATAACAGAATATACCACCACCCTCAATCTATGTGGTATCAATTAAATGAATTCTATTACGTTTTTTAAATAAACGTACTTTCCCAACAAAAAATAAATTTAGGAAAAATGGCAAAAAACAGAGAAATGCTTAAAGAAGCAATCGCTGAAGCTAAAGCTGTAAAAGAAATGGCTATAGCAAACGCAAAAGCAGCTCTAGAAGAAGCCTTCACACCTCAATTAAAATCAATGTTATCTTTAAAACTTCAAGAAATGGAAAAAGAAGATCTTAAAGAAGAAAACATCGAAGAAGAAGGATTCGGAAAAGCAGGAGCCAACCCAGAAGAAGGATTCGGTGGTCCTGAAAAAGCTTTAGACGAAGAAACAGAAGAAAACATGATGGAAGTTGATTTGGAAGAGCTTTTAGCAGAGCTAGAATTAGAAGAAGGTGATGAAGTAGAAGAAGGAGAAGGCGAAAACCTTTACGAAGCCGAAGAAGAAGGTGAGGAAGAAGGTGAAGAGGAAGAAGGTAAAGAAGAAGGTGACATGGAAATGGGAGACCTTTCTGACGACGAAATTAAGGACATGATTGAAGACGTAATCGCACAAATGATTAAAGACGGTGAGTTGGAAGCAGGACCTGAATTCGGAGGTGAAGAAGAAGGTGAAGAAATGGAAATGGACGCTGAAGAAGAGGAAGAAGTAGATTTAGCAGAATTATTAAGAGAAATCGAAGAAATGGAAGAAATCGAAGAAAATGAAACTCTTAACGAGTGGTATTGGGAAACAGGAAGCCCAGCTATAACAGCAGCTTTTGCATTAGGTAGCATAGGAGGTCTTTTAGTATTTGCAGCTGCTTATTATAAAGGAGTTAAAAAAATGAAAAAAGAAGAAATTGCTAAAAACTTAGCATTTGCAGGCACTTTAAAAGATCCATCAAAACAAGAAGCATTTATGAAAAAAATAATAGATACTATTGGAAATGATAAATCTTTACAAAAACAATTCAAATCCGAAATCGATAATATTCAAGCAGGACTTAAAACAGTTTCTGAAGCTGGAGAAAGTGGAGATGAAACTATCGATGTTATTGCTGCTGCTATAAAAGATGCAGGTATTGACCCAGCTGCTGCTGTTGCCTCAAGTGAAAAAGCTGAAGCTGCAGTTGAAAAAGCAACTAAAGGTGAATCAACAGAAGTAGCAGAAGAATTAGCTGAAGCTCTTTCAACTATCGAATCTTTGAAATCTGAAATTAACGAGATCAATTTATTGAACGCTAAGTTGCTTTACTCAAACAAAATCTTCAAAGCTAAAAACTTAAACGAAAATCAAAAGGTAAAAGTATTAAGTTCATTTGACAAAGCTAAAAACGTAGGTGAAGTAAAAATG